TGATCGCCTGCAAGAATAGTTTGCGGTTGACTAAGAACACCTAAAGCAGTTGTACCGCCTGAAGTACAAGAAACACCAAAATCATTTAAGTATACATTTAGTGTCGTTGCATCTTCGGTAAAAGCCATTATTTAACTGTTTTTTTTGGTTTTGGTTTTGGTTTGCTTGTTACTTTTGGTTCTACATATTTTATCGCCCTTTTATAATTCAAAAGCTCATTAAACATTGATTCAGATACTTCTGCGACATCACCGTATTCATAATGTATGCCATCTATTTGAATAGATTTTAAAACTTGAATTTTCATAAATAAAAAGGGGTGCAAAGTACCCCAAATAAGTTAATTAAAGACTTGTTGTAACGTCTTTGATAACACCGAATGAAACAGCGTTTCTTACACCGACATCCATTGTCATTATTCCTCTAATTGAGCTTAATCCTTTACTGAAATCATCAGCATCTTCTCCAACAACAATTTCTATACCGCCCCAAAGACCGACTAGACATTGTGAAAAGTCACCAAAGATAACAGCGGAACAATTAGAGCTACTAGAACCTTTTGTAAGGTTAGATGGTAACTGCATTGAATCTGTTATGGAGTAACCGTTTATAGAAGCAGGTGTAGCTCCTCTACCAGCAACAACAGCACCTACGTTATATAGATACTGGTTAGAAGAATCTTTTAATTTCTTCAAGTCATTAACAACCTTACCGTTAGTTAAATAACCAGTAGTTGCAGGGTTAACAATACCGTTATCAATAACAACAGAACCTTCTAGGTTAATAAGTGCATCAATTGTGATAGCACCTCCATTAGTACCCATTGCAACAGAATTAACTCCACTGGTATTTAAAATTCCAGTCGGCTGACCAGAACTTCCCGACCCCGATAGGATTGCAGAATCCATAGCAAGCATTAAGTTGTTCTGCATATCTGTGCGGATCAACTCTTCAATTGCTGGTAATCCTTGTAAAACCTGTTGGCGACTATACTTTTCCAAACTTGCCACGTTAGCAGGGGCTAAAGTTAGCTGTGAAAAAGTACTGTTACCGCTTGTTATCGCAGTAGTTTCAGTTGAAAGCCAATATGTGCTTCCACTTGCTGCCCTTTTAGGGATCACTACATCACCTTGTAGGTCATTTAAAGTTTGTACACCAGCCTGTAAAGCTACAGATTTATTTTTTAAACTTTCTATAAAATCAGCAGGTCTGTAATCTTGCGGAACAAGGAAACCTCCCACATTGTTGGTCGAGGTCACGTAGGTCGCTCTTTTTTCTGCAAAAGCACTATATGGAAGCATGAAAGAGTTAGCAGTAGTTCTTTTACCGCCCTTGCTTTCTACTTCCTGTGAAATTTCTCTAATTAAACCTGCTTCTCTAGAACTCCAATCATTTGTAAGAATTGCCCTAGTACCAGCAACTATAGATGCTTGGTCTAATTCCTTTTCTGGAATGTCAGGAGTTTGTACGCTTTCAACAGTTTCAGCTTTTAAGTTAGCTCTATCACAATAGATAGCTCTAGCATCATTAATAGTTGAATCAGGGTTATCTAAAAGAGTATTTAAAGTATCATCACCTAACTGCATTTTGTTGCAGAAAGAAGTGATCTCTCTAATACGGCTGCGCTCGTTAGTAGTAGCAAGATTTCTTGCCTTTTCTACTTCACGCACCACATCAGTTTCAGGGGTGCTATTAGACATAGGATTTTTAATTTGGGATTTGGACTGTGGTACGGAGTGAACCGCAACAGCATTAGTACGCTGTTCTTCAAGAGTAGCAGATTTACACTCTTCTTCCATAGTAACTTCATTTACAACTTTTTCAGTTGTTTTTGTATCTTCTTTTGATCTTCCTACCCCTGCGCCTTTATAATCGGCTGGCACTGTAACAATTGAGATTTCTGCTGGCTGAAATCCACGAACTCGATAATATTCTTTATCATCATCATCTTTTCTTTCTTCTTTTTCTGTTTTTGTAATTGAGTAACCCACCGATACATTTCTAAGTATTCCGTCATTAATTAAATCTAAAACCTCTTGCCCCCTAGCGTGTTTGCCTAATCTTACAGTTACATAACCCCTTTTTTTCTCGACCCAAGATTTTTCCACTACCCCTAGAACATCATTAGAATCATGGTTAAAAAGTAAAGGTGCTGAAGCTTCCAGCCTACTTTGATCTACTGATTCTTCAGTAAAATCTAAAATTTCATAACCTAAATAACCTCTGTTAACAGGTTCTTCAGAACCATAAGGAAAAGTTAATGTGCGCTTTTCTTGATCTATTTCAAAATCAACAGTATTACTTCTACGTTGAATAGTTGTTTCTAAGTCACGTTGATTCTTCATTGTCTTGATAGGATTCAGTAGTACTTTGTTCTATATTACCCTGCGTAGCCATAGTTTGCTCATTTACATCAAAAGTTAAACCTAATTGTTGTGCTAGTTCTACCTCATTTTTTCTAGCCGCCATTACTTCATGTATATCCCTACCAGATTCGGCAATAATTTCTGATTGAGTTTTAAACCCTGCTTTAACTGCTTCTTTTGCACTTGCAACTTCTTTTTGTGGGTCAATCCAAGCCCACCCCCTAAACTGCCAATGCACTTGCCTATATTTTTCAGGGTCTAGTTCATAGTTAGGAAGGTCAATTGCTTGAGAAGCAACTGCAAGTTCTAACCAAATTTCAAATAAAGGTTGAAATAATCTATCTTTTAAATATGTCTGAATCATCTTGTAATGGTCACGATCTTCTAGCAAACTTAACCTGCTAGAACTGTAGTTAGTTTTCGAAAAATCTTTCGATACAGATTCGTACGAAACTCCACAACCTGCCGCTAACGCTCGAAGCATTGCAGTTAAGAATGGCGCAAAATCAGAGTTAGGATTATCAAGATCAGGTACAGTTACAGATTCGTTTTGTCCTAAGTATTTAAATTGCCCTGCCTGAAAATCTGTTACCCTTTCGTTATCCATAACGTCATCACCAATAAGCCCTTCAGGGTCATTAGTAGAAATAAAGCCCATCAAACTAGCTCTAATTCTTGAACCAATAACAACAGCATTTTGAAAACCATTCAAATGGTGCATATCTGTTAATGCGTTTGTCATCCAGCTAACACCTCTAGTCTGTCCAATCCTGTTAGCTATAAATAAATGTATTATTTCATCAGCATCTATAATCATATGCCTTTTATTTACTGAATAATTATAAAAAGGTGTGTCGTTTGGATGCTCAGTAAAGAAAGCATATTTTTTAGCTCTATTAAATTTATCTCTTAATATTCCCATCCTCCAAGTATCAGTTTTATTTGTTTTTTCTCCTATATATTGATCGTCTAGTTGATCCGCTTCTATTAATTCAAGTGCTAAAGGTATTTTTGATCTTCCAAAAGGTTTTCTGATTAATCTTATAAATACTTCACCTGTTTCAAACAAACTATTAACAATAAGTCTTTCAGTATCAGCAAAACAATCTCTACCATTAGCACAACAAGAATCATACCTAGACCAATCTCTCCATAATTTTTCAATCGCTACGTTTTTTTTATCGTCATATTTACCGTTTGCCTTTTTTACTTGCAGTTGTGGTTTTGTACCAGTACCGCAAACATTATTTGTAATTGATCTTTGTGCATTTTTAACATAAGGGTTATTTCTTAATTGTTCTCTTACTCTATTATTTATAGTTTTATTTTCAGAATAGATTGCACCATCAGCACTAGTACTAGCAGCGTTCCAGCCATAACTTAATCTATCTTTTACGGCTGCTGCATAGCTAGTTCTTTTTGATAAACCTTTTTTACCGTACAAATCAGGTTTGTTATGGTGTTTGTTATCTAAGAAACCTTGATAAGCTCCTTTTACTGCATTAAAAATTCCCATTGTTAAACTCCTATAATCTTACGTTTAATGAAAGTCCTGATCCACGACCTTGACTAAGTTTTTCTGCCGCTTCTTCTCTTAAACAAATAGTAATAAGATCACTTAATCTAGTTCTTAACTTATCCATATCAACCCTTGTAAAACTTCTACCGCCTATACTGTAACTTTGTGCGCCATCTTCAAATTTTCTTAGTGCAGCAATAATATTATCTCTATCTTTTTGGTTCTGTGTTCTTGTATCTATTTGTGCAGGTGTACCAGTATAAATAAGTGATTGTTTTACTTCAAAACTACCACCGCCTAATCTATATTTTTCACTTCCTTTAGTTGCAATAGCATCATAAACCCAATTACCAGCATCAAAACTTGCCGAATCAGTTGCAGCAATTGTAAATTCCCATCCTGAAGTGTATGCACTTCCAACAACAGTAAGCCCTTCACTAGCAGCAACATTAGTTCTTAAGTAATAAGTTAAAGCCCATCCATCAGTACTGCTAATAGTTTCATTAAAAGGTACTGTTGTTTGTTCATCCCTCCATTTAATAGTCGTGTTTGCGGTAACGACTGCTGGAAAATCGCTTTGCCATCCCATAAGCTAAATAACTCCTTTACCAATTAAATACATCATACCCCTGCTTAGGCATATTGGTATTTTTTGTAATTTTAGCCTTTTTTTGCTGTTTTTTGCCATAATTTTGCAATTTTTTCTCTAAATAAGGGAAAATTTTAGAAATTGGCATTCTTTGTAATAGGTAATACCATGCAGCGTAAGCATAAACAGCGCAATCTAATTTCTCTACCGCTTGATTTTTCTTTTGTACATATTGGTAAACTCTTCTTCTACTACTATTTAATTTACTTTGTTTATATTCTCCTGTTAGTTCTTTAAAGTATTCTTCCGTAGTTTCTTTATGAAAATGTATGCCTTTTCCCATTTTTATGCGTGGGAATAGCTCATCTTTAATAGTATCTGAGCCAATACTATATAAACTAACACCTTGTTTTATTGGTTGACCTTTATAATTAATATCAACTTTTGAACCTCTGCCTATTATTGGCTGGTTACGTTGTGATGAACCTTTTATTGGTATAACCCCTTTAGTTTTTCGTTGTCTACAGTAGTTATATACAGAATGTGTTGCTAATCCTCCAGAGTCAATAGCCATAGCCTGTATTTTTAATTTTCCTCCATTTGGATGGTCATATTCAGTATCTAAAACAATATCTAACCCTTCCCATACTTCTTTTTGCGTAGGATCGCCATAAATTACAAGATGTTCAATAAGCCATAAATCTTCTTTACCTTTAACAACTGATTCTGAAATACCAAATATGCTACATTCTATTCTTTCATCTTTTGTACCTCCTCCACCTTGTACATCAACTCCAGCAACTAAACACAAGACTTCTTTTGGAATTTCTGTAGGTAAATAATCTTCAACTTTATCTAATAAAGAATCAACAGCAATATCACTTTGATAACTTTCATCAAATGTTTCACTAAGTCGGGTATTTATAAAACTACGTAGTAATGCAGGTGCTTCTTGGGCTATTTCCCACTCTTCTACAATACTTTGCCAACT